CTGATGCTCAGTGTTGGTGTGTTGCTGCTGCAATCCCACTCGACTATCGTGTAGCTCGTCGATCACCCCCCCAGTTAGACAGGGCCTACCCGTCACTCGTATATTAACGAACCTACCCGGGGGGGCCTTTCGTTTTTTCGTTCCCTGCCTGTCAGAAATGAACCCGTACCCAATTATTACCCCCTCTATATAGTGTTCAAAAAATGACCAGCATAATTTTGACTATATGCGATTCCATATTTACTTCTGAAATAATATTTTAAGTTTGTTACTTAAAAGGCTTCAACCATTTCTAATGTAGGGGCTGTAATGAGTAACAACTTAATTCTTGAACGTTTTGCCTGGTTACCTGACGGTGTGTTCGGTCGTTTAATCTTTCCTACAGGTGAAACGTTTTATACCGTTGAGAAACCTTGGCTGAATAACAAACCATTCAAGTCTTGTATTCCTACTGGTGTTTATTATTTAGAGCAACGTCATTCACCGGTTGTGCGTACAACCAGTGCCGGTGAGTTTACAGAAGGCTGGGAAGTGATTGATGTACATAACCGTGAGTACATCATGATCCATCCTGGTAACTGGCCGGGTGACGTGGAAGGCTGCATTGCTGTTGGTTTGGACTTTGGTATCTATCAGAATCGTCAGGGCAAAATGACAAACACAGTAACCAGTTCAAGAGAAGCGTTCCGACAAGTAATGGAACTTATGGACTGTTACAACGCCTGGACATTGGATATTCGTTCTTACTTTCCTGAGTGGCTCTGATATATTGGTTTAGTTCCTTGCCATGGAACTGATTTTAGCCTCACTATTTGTGGGGCTCTTTTTTCTCTGCAATAAATAACTGTGTTGCTTATAGTCCGTCGATAGTTGAATTATTTATCGAGGGATACATGAGCGATTTCACAGTCGATCAATTCAAGTCTGCATTACCTGCCGGTATTCGTAAATCTGTTGATCAGCCCCTGGTCGATAAGATGAATGCGTTATTGGCTGATCCTGATATGCAAGAAATGTATCGGGAGAACCTGCTCAGCTACACCCAGATCATGAAAGAAGGGAAGTTCAAGCTGTCGAGTTACATCGACGCTGTGAAGTACGTGAGCCAGCGTTTAATGGGGAAGACCATGAAGGATGCGTATGGCGCATCGTTCCCCGACAAGATGCAGGATTGGGCTGTGCGTGGTGTCGCTCCTAAAGATCAGGCCAGTTACATCACCGCCTACAACAAGACCAAGCTGGTTACGTTGATTATGGAACAGGCGATTGTGCCGACGTGGTTGCTGAACCAGGACCACTTCCAGGAAGCGATCAATACCCAGGTGGAACTGATGAACGGGGCCAGAAGTGAAATGGTCCGTATGCAAGCCGCCAACTCCATTCTGATGCATCTCAAGCAGCCGGAAACCCAGAAGCTCGAGCTCTCTATGGGCATGGAAGAGTCCAGTGTTATTTCCGATCTGCGTCAAGCCACACAAGAACTGGTTGCCCAACAGAAGCTGAATGTGCAGTCCGGCTCAATGAATGCTCAGGAAGTGGCCCACAGCAAAGTGGTGTACGACAACGACAGCGGGGATCAAGTATGAGCGCAAAGAACAAGGAATACCTGTATCTGGACTTTCCTTCCGGGAATATGCGCCGGGAGAATCTGTACCTGCATGGCGTTGATAAGGGCGTAGACCTTACCCGGCTGCGGGTGACGTTCCGTGGGGAGAAGCCATCAACGATCCATGTGCCTTATCAGGTGGCCGGCAACCGTGAGTTGATCATGATCCTGGCCAATGAAGCGCCCAATACTCAGATTAAATACTTTGGTATGGGCGCATGAGTGATGCCGTCGATGAGGTGATGCGGGAGGTCATTGGGGTCGATGACTACCTGAATGCGTGTGACTACCAGGTAGACCCCAATTACGTGCCCAGTGATTTTGCCCTGGAGTTTGTGACGTTTATCAAGCTGGTGAACGGTGGTGCCGGGGAAGAGAACCTGACGCCGCTGGTTCACTACTACATGCTGGACACCATCGCAGATGGTGGCCGGCGCATTTCTAACCTGTGTCACCGGGGTATTGCGAAAACCACCGTAATGGGTGAGTACCTGTTTTTGTACATCGCCTGCTATGGCGAGCTGCCCAGCTTTGGTGTGGTGGATCTGTCTCTGTATGTGTCGGACTCCATTGAGAACGGTGTGAAAAACATGCGGAAGAACCTGGAGTTCCGCTGGCACGATTCGGAGTTTCTGCAGAAGTACATTCCCGTGGCCAAGTTCACCGACATTCGTTGGGAGTTCCACAACGCAGACGGCAAAATCTTTATCGTTAAAGGCTATGGCGCCAAGACCGGTGTCCGTGGTGCGAAAGAAATGGGTAAACGCCCGCAGTTGGCGGTCATGGACGACTTGATCTCGGACGAAGACGCCCGCTCCGCGACCGTCATCGCCGCTGTGGAAGACACGGTTTATAAGGCGGTGGAATACGCGCTGCATCCGAAGAAGAACATGATGATCTGGTCGGGTACTCCGTTTAACGCGAAAGATCCACTGTACAAGGCAGTCGAGTCTGGGGCCTGGGCGGCCAACGTATTCCCGGTATGCGAGCAGTTTCCCTGTACCAAAGAAGAGTTTCGTGGATCCTGGCCAGACCGGTTCCCCTATGAGTACGTCAAACAGCAGTACGACCGTGCCATCATGCTGGGCAAGATCGAAACCTTTAACCAGGAATTGATGCTGCGGATTATGTCTGACGAAGACCGTCTGGTTCAGGACAATGAGATCCGCTGGTACAAGATCCGGAACGTGCTGGATAACAAAGCACTGTTCAACTTCTACATCACCACCGACTTTGCCACCAGTCAAAAAGAATCCAGTGACTACAGCGTTATAAGCGTGTGGGCCTACAACAACGTAGGGGATTGGTTCTGGGTGGACGGGATCTGTAAGCGTCAGTTGATGGATCAGAATATCAATGACCTGTTCAGGTTTGCCCAAATGTACAAGCCGCAAGGTGTGGGCATCGAAGTCAGCGGCCAGCAGGGCGGTTTCATACCCTGGATTCAAGATCAAATGATGGTTCGGAACCAGTATTTCACACTGACCAGTGAGAATAACTCTGGACAGCCCGGGTTACGGCCGGCCACCAACAAGCTGGAACGTTTTAACGTGGTTCAGCCGCTGTTCAAATCCGGGAAAATGTACTTCCCGATAGAGGCCAAGACTACTGGACCTATTAAAGAGTTCCTGAATGAGATTTCCCTTGCCGCGGTATCGGGATTCCGGTCCAAGCACGACGACTTCCTGGACACGATCAGTCAGTTGCCTCTTATGAAGGCCTGGAAACCTTCGGAAAGTGCCGAGGTTATGCCGGATGACGGTACCGGCCTGTGGGAAATGGAAGAAGAAGAGTACGACGACGACGACCCGATGGGCTCATACATTGTTTAAAGAGGCAGCACTATGACGTTAACCGACCTAATCAACCAGCTTTCTGGTTCAGAGCTCTCGAATCTGTTCGACTTTGACGCGGATACCCAGGAAATTGACCAGGCATCGCGCATGAAACTGATTCCCCAACTGAATCTGGGGCTGCAGTTACTGTATAACCGGTTCTTCCTGAAGGAAGGTACCGAAATTATCAATATGGTAGAGAATGTCTACACCTATCCACTGCAAAACGCTGACGTTCTGCGGATTGAGCAGGTGAAAACCATTAAAGACGATGAGTTGTTGCTTGATGTAGAAGACGAGCCAGAATCCTTGATGCGTAAGAACCTGACAACGCTGAAAACGCCGGTCGATATGGACCCGATAACACTTGTGGTGACTTACCGTGCGGGACCGACTAAGCTCACAAAGACGGATGGGTACAAATACCCGGATAACATTCAGATTGATTTGCCGCCAATGTACGCCGAGGCGTTGAGTCTGTTTATTGCCAGTCGATTCTTGAATCCGATGGGTGCAACAGACGGGATACACGAAGGGAACAACTACGCATCCAAGTACGAGCAAGCGTGTCGCCTATTGGAAACTCAGAATTACGATCTGGACCGGTATGACAACGAAGACACGTTTCATTCGGCAGGTTGGGTGTAAAACGGGAACGGCCCCTTACGGGGCCTCTCCCTTACAGCTTGGTAACCAGTTTACGGCCACCGTTCTTGTCGTTAGCGATCGTTGCACCAGGTACGTACGTCAAAGCCTCGGCTACTGAGTATGATCCATCATCATTACGCTGTTGGGTCGTGACCTGAACCACGCACCCGGTACCCTTCAGTGTTTGCCGTAAAGACTACCGGTTTACCATCTACAACAGTCTCAAAGTCGCCAAAAGCGAGTGATGTGATGACATTGCCTTTTTGTATTTCATGCGCCTGACGGGTTACGGGATTACTGTGATAGTTCTTGAAGCTCATACGCCTGTGCTCCCAAACCCGCCGTCACCGCGTTCCGTGTCATCGAGCGTGTCAACGACAACGGGATCAAACTGCTCAGCTTTGACAATGACGTATTGAAGCAAGCGTTCGCCGGCTTCCCAGGACAAACCCACACCGTTATGGATTCGCAGACACGCCATCCATTCACCACGGTAGTCAGCATCAATAATGCCGACCGTGTTGTTAAGGGCCAGTCCGTTCTTCACGCCTTTACCGGATCTTGGATAGATCTTGGCGACATACCCTTCCGGAATAGCCGCGGCAAAACCTAAACCAATCATCTTACCTGCATCGGCTTGAGGTTCGATATAACCCGCTTCGGGCATAAATAAGTCGTATGCACCGGATTTATCGGTACCACGGGTGGGGCAAATAAAGTCTTTGTGGGTTGGTTTGATATTCATTCCTGCACTCCTGATTTTATTTAAATACCATGTATTCAATTATACATGACCGGGGTTAAAGACTTATGGAACAAACTGAACAAAGTCTTGATATGGACGCAACCAATAAACCGCTTACGAAATGGAAACAAGAACCCTCCGTTCGCGATTTAAAGAAAGACATTACAGAAGCCCATACTGATCATCAGGATCAGATAAGTAGGGTTAACGAGTATCTCGATAATCTGTATGTCACAGGGTCAGCCAAAGTGAATGCCCCAAAAGGCCGTTCACGTATGGTTCCCAAACTTATCCGCAAACAAGCGGAATGGCGTTACGCCGCATTGTCGGAACCATTTTTAAGTACCGACGATTTATTTACCGCCAAGCCTGTGACTTGGGCCGATAAAGAAGGGGCTATTCAAAACCAAACGGTTTTGAACAGTCAATTTAATTTCGACATTGATAAAGTCGCGTTTATTGATGAGTACATCCGCACCGGTGTCGACGAAGGCACGATCATCTGTAAGGTCGGATGGGAGTTCGACGAAGAAGAATACGAAGCGCCAGTCTTTGAGTTTGAAGAAGCGCCCGAGTCGATGCAGCTCCACCAGGAGATTGCTGAGATCTACGGGCGCAACCCGGCCGAGTATTACGCCGAGGTGCCAGAAGAGTTGCGTGACGCGCACGACATTACCAAAGAAACAGGGATACCCCACGTCCCGGTAATGATCGAAGGCGAAACGCAGATGAAATCCCGGACATTGATCAACCGCCCAACGGTTGAAGTGTGCGACTACCGCAACGTCATTATTGATCCCACCTGTAAAGGCAATATCGACAAAGCCAGCTTTGTGGTTTTCAATTTTGAATCTTCGATGGCAGAGCTGGAGAAAGACCCGAAGTATTCCAACCTGAAGCAAATCAACGTCAACAACAGTTCACCGCTCGCGGAGCCTGATCATGGAACGGAAAATTCTACAAATTTCACTTTTTCTGACGAAGCCCGTAAGAAGGTTGTCGTTTATGAATACTGGGGATATTGGGATATTGATGGTTCTGGTGTTGTTAATCCTATTGTAGCTGCATGGGTAGGCGACACTCTGATCCGGATGGAAGAGAACCCATTCCCCGACAAGAAAATACCTTTCGTTACTGTCCCTTACCTACCAAAGCGTCGATCCATTCACGGTGAACCGGACGGTGCGCTGCTGGACGACAATCAGAAAGTGATGGGTGCCACTCTGCGCGGCATGATCGACATTATGGGTCGTTCTGCCAACGGCCAGATGGGTATGCGTAAAGACGCTCTGGACGCTGTAAACCGCCGTCGTTGGCGCAACGGTGAACACTATGAATACAACGCTCACGTTGATCCCCGCCAGGCGATGTACATGCACACCTTCCCGGAGATCCCCAATTCGGCCATGTTGATGATGCAGTCTCAGAATCAAGAGGCTGAGTCGCTCACAGGCGTGCGTTCCTACAGTCAGGGCGTGTCTGGCCAGGGATTGGGTGATGTAGCGGCCGGCGTGCGAGGCGCTCTCGACGCTGCCTCTAAACGGGAGTTGGGCATTCTGCGTCGGTTGTCCAGCGGGCTGTGCAAAATCGGCCGCAAGATTATGTCCATGAACGCAGAGTTCCTGGATGAAGAAGAAGTGGTTCGCATTACCGATGACGAATTCACCGTGATCAACCGGGACAAGCTGGCTGGTCACTACGACCTGCAGTTGGATATTTCCACCGCCGAAGAAGACGACAACAAGGCCCAGCAACTGGCGTTCATGCTGCAAACCCTCGGGCCCAACGAAGACCCAGGTATGCGAAAGATCATCCTGTCTGATGTGGCCCGTCTGCGGAAAATGCACAAGCTGGCCAAGAAACTTCAGGACTATGAACCCAAGCCTGATCCAATGGAACAGCGCATTAAAGAACTCGAAGTAATGAAGCTCGAAAAAGAGATTGAAGAGATCGAGTCGAAGATTGTCGAGAATTATGCAGAGGCAGAAGTAGATCGTGCAACGGCTGAAAATAAGAACAGTGACACTGATAAAAAGAATCTTGATTACGTTGAACAAGAGAGCGGTGTTACACAAGCAAGAGATTTGCAAAAGATTGGTGAACAAGCTGAGTCTCAAATGGAAATGAAGCGCGAAGAGTTCCAAATGAAAGAAGGTGCGGAACGTAAAAAAGAACTTCGCAAATACTTAAATGCGGCCGAAGATTAAAAAAGTTGTGATAAATAATTTTTATTTGTTTAAGGTCGCTCTAAGTCAAAACCTATTAACTTCAAAGCACTGATATGGGACTTATATGAGCCAGCACGAAATACACGAAATCGAAGCCAACATGAAAGACCTGCAAGAGATGATTGATCTTGAATCATCCTTGATGAAGTTGAGAAAGAATAAAGACTTCAAAAAGGTCATTGAAAAAGAGTACCTGGAACAAGAAGCGGTACGTCTTGTTCATCTGAAAGCAGATTCCAATATGCAGGATGAACACATGCAGGCCCGAATCGTGAAACAGATCGACAGCATCGGAAACTTTACGGCGTTTCTGGACTTGATCATGCAGAAAGCAGATGCCGCTCGGGACGCATTGAACGAATGCGAAGAGTTGCGTGCAGAGCTGGAGCAGGAGTCTGAAGAATGAGCCTGAACGACCCGACCACTGAGCAGGCGTCCCAAGAGGACGCTCTGATTATGTCAGACGATGCGTTCGCAGATCTGGACCCTTCCTACTTTGACGAGTTGGAAGAGGGTGCCGGTGATGAGTCCCAGGCGTCAGACGAAACTGACGACGTGACTGATAAAGGTGACACCGACGACGACGAAACAGCCGGTGACGAAGCCGTTACAGAAGACACCGACGCTGATGACGATGAGGACGCCGACCCGCAGGGTCAGGCGGACGTATC